TAGTCTTTTCTACTACACCAGCTGCAGATGCAGATGATCTAGAGGGCGAGTTTACAGTTTCTCTTTCTTCTGGGGAGACTAGGGTTCTTGAAACTGGAGACGTATTTGATATCCAAGTATCGAATGCTGGTGAGAATATTGTATGGACAGTTGCCCAGGGCTCAGTCAAGGTAATTGAGGACATTACGGATAGGCCATAGCCATGGCTAGCATTAAGTTTTTAGACAGACCGCTTTTTCGAGCAAGGTACAAAACCGTATCTTTTTTGACTGCACGTATTAAAAATAAAAATCAGCCCAGGGTTAGGATTCAAGAAAGCCTGCCCTTTAGAATTAGATTTACTACAATCGGCGTTCCAGGATACGGCCCCCCAGGATTCCCAGGTATTGGAATCCAGGTTATCGGTTATAATAACTACATCTTGTAAAAAGTCATGTTACAATAGACATTATGCCAGTCGTATCAATTGATGAACTAAAAGCTCAGTTTGAGCCAGGCAAAAAGCTGTCCTCTGAGTATTTTCAAAATCTCGTAGACACACTTGCCGATGACCGTGCAGCCTTGCACGTAGGACCAACTGGTCCAGTAAACCCAGAGTCTACCCCTATCTGGTACAACGACTTTGAGGGAACCCTCTCTGTATACAGCGGATCCTCTTGGATTGCTGTACTGCAGGGGGCCAGCTACAACCTTCCCAAAGAAGATGGCATGCCTGGCCAGGTGCTAAGCACCGATGGTAACGGAAACGTTACATGGATTTCTATTTAATTAGTAATCTATAGTTAAAAAAGCACTTATAATAGGAGTACTATGGCAATTCAAGATATTGATTACATCAAAACGCGGTTCGAATCTGGAGACCGCCCCAGCAGTCAAGACTACATTGACTTAATTGAAACTCTTTCCGCTAAATCTACTGATCTTGGTTCTGGCGGAAATAACGAGCTTGAGGTAGCTGGTATTGAAAACAATACAGTAATTGACGAAATTGCTTTGGCAGATTGGCGAATGGTTAAGTACATCGTTTCAATCTCAAAAACCACTGGTGGAGCTAATAAATTCTTCGCCACCGAACTTAGTATTCTCATTGACGCAAACGGAGACGTTCACGTCAGTGAGTATGGAAGCATAGACAATGATGGGGATATTGGAACCATTACTGTTACAGCTGCCAACGGAAACCTACAAATATTGGTTTCTCCCAACCCCGCCGTCATTCCCATTACTGCACGCTATGCACGCATGGGACTGAAGGCCTAGATAAATTACAAGAAGGAAGTGAATTAAAGTAATGGCTACTATCGCTAAAAACTTTAGAGTAAAGAATGGTCTAGTCGTTGAGGGTACAACAGCTACAGTAAACGGAAACGACATCCTTACAAACTCAGCAGAAGACCAGGCGTATATTACAACCCTGGTTGGTGGCTCTGGTGTATCAGAAGCTACCCCCGACACGCTGGTACTTAGGGATGAAAACGGAGATTTCGCAGCTAACGAAATTACTGCAGCATCTGTTGTTCTTAACGGATCAGACCTGTCAACCACATTGTCAGACAACGACACAGCAGCCCAGGGCTACGCAGACACAGCAGAGACTGGTGCCGTAGCTACTGCAGCGGCAGACGCTACTACAAAAGCCGATGCAGCCCAAGCAGCCGCTGAAGCAACAGCTTCTGCAGACGCTACCACAAAGGCTGATGCAGCTCAAGCCGCAGCCGAGGCTACTGCAGCGGCAGACGCCACTACAAAGGCAGACGCTGCCCTTGCAAGTGCTCAGACCTACGCAGACACCGCTGAAGCAGATGCTATCTCATCTGCTAACAGCTACACCGATGGGCGCGAGACCGCGATCACCACAGCTTACCAGGGGTACGCAGATCAGGCAGAAGCAGACGCTATCTCTACAGCAGCTGCAGATGCAACATCAAAGGCTAACTCCGCTCAGTCAGCTGCAGAGGCTACAGCCGCTGCGGATGCTACCGCTAAGGCAGACCAGGCACTTGTAGACGCTAAAGCATATGCAGATACTGCCGAGTCTGACGCAGTTTCTACAGCTAACAGCTACACCGATGCTGAGATTTCTGCCCTTATTGGTGGTGCCCCTGAGCTTCTCAACACCCTCGACGAGATTGCCGCTGCAATTGCTGATGACGAGAACTTCTCGACAACAGTAGTTAGCGACATTGCTCAGGGTCTTACAGATGCAAAGGCATACACAGACACTCGTGAAACAGCTATCACAACTGCTTACCAGAGCTATGCAGATACAGCAGAGGCAGATGCAATTTCTACCGCCGCTGCAGACGCAACAGCTAAGGCAGACGCTGCAGAGGCAGACGCTATCACAGCAGCTAACTCTTACACCGATGGTCGCGAGACTGCAATTACCACTGCTTACCAGGGGTACGCAGACCAGGCTGAAGCCGACGCCGTAAGCACTGCTGCTGCAGATGCTACAGCTAAAGCTGATCAAGCACTTTCAGATGCTCAGTCATATGCTGACACGGCAGAGGCAGATGCTATTTCAACTGCTGCCGCAGATGCTACAAGCAAGGCTAACACTGCAGAGAGCAATGCAAACACCTACACCGATGGCGAGATTGCTGCACTAGACACTGACTCGTTCGCAGAGGGAACTAACCTCTACTTCACGGATGAGCGTGCTCAGGATGCAGTTGCTGCTGCTATTGCTGCAGGTACACAGACCAACGTCACCGTTACATACGACGACGTTGCCAACAGCCTCAGCTTCGAAGCAGAGAATGGTGTTGCAGACTCCACTACTGACGACCTGACCGAGGGAAGCTCAAACCTTTACTTCACCGACCAGCGTGCAGTAGATGCTCTTGAGGCAGTTACCCCAGTATTCACCGAGGTAGATGTTAACGACGTTGCACTTCAGGTTGCATCCTCAGTTAGCGTTGCTACCCAGAACACAACTGGAACTGTGTACTCATTCGCCAGCGGAGACTACACATCTGGTAAGTTTGTTGTTAAGGCAGACACTGGAACTCACACCGAGGTCATTGAGGTTCTTCTGACACTGGACAGCTCGCTCAACGTAGCTATCACAGAGTACGCAATTGTTAACACAGGCGGATCTCTGATCGATGTTACTGCTACAATGAACGGAACCGATGTAGAGCTGCAGGCAACTGTAGTAAACGACAACACCACAGTTTCCGCAACTGGAACACTGATTGCGTAAATAGGACATAGATAGGATAGGTAGACGGAATGGCTACAGTAAACAAAGACTTTAGAGTCAAGCATGGACTTCACGTAGTTGGAGGTGCCGAGTTCGGTGCCCCAGTTACAGTCCCAGCACCGACACATTCAGCACACGCTGTTACTAGAGGCTATGTTGAGGAGAATATTGCTCCAGTCATTTCGTCTACCGCTCCTACTACTCCTAACGATGGAAGACTCTGGTTTGACTCTTCCCTCCAAAGACTTAAGGTATACTACGGCGGCACATGGATTACTCTTGCTACAACACAAGAAGCCCTGCAGGTGCCAGACCACATCCACGACATGACTATTGATGGAGATGGAAGAATTGAAACTGTGTTCTACGATAGCTCACAGTACGACGACCCACAGATTACCACTATTGAAGGTGGAAGCCCCTCGTCAGTGACTTGGGACACAATTTTAGACGGTGGCTCTGCCTAGTCGTTTAAAACCGATGCTATAATAAATTACAGGAGATTAAAAATGGCAACAAGAATGATTCAACGCAGGGGAACTGCGGCAGAGTGGACAGCAGCAAACCCCGTACTGGCTGCTGGTGAGATCGGGTTTGAAACCGATACTTCTAAATTTAAGTTCGGTGACGGGTCAACCGCATGGGGAGATATTACTTACTTTGCCAGCGCAGACGCTCTGATCGACGGTGCTCCTGACCTGCTCGATACTCTTAATGAGCTTGCTGCAGCTATTGGTGATGACGAAGATTTTATTGGCACCATCACTACAGGCTTGGACGGAAAGCTTGACCTAACTGGAGGAACTCTGACAGGGAACTTGATTGTTTCTGGAGCAGATGCAAGTTTTGGGGGGGCCGTAAATCTTTCTGGAGATCCAGTCAACCCTACTGAGGCAGCAACCAAATCCTATGTAGATGCAAAAAATACTCTCCTAGAAGCTGATGTAAATACTATTCAGTTTGACGTTGAAACACTCCAGTCAACAGTAACAGTGAACGCTGGCAATATCCAGGAGCTGCAGAGCGACGCCTCTATCTTTAGGCCAATCTTTGTGACCACAAATCAGCCAACAACCTCTGACAATAACGATGAAGACCTGCTCGACGGAACTCTTTGGTATGACCGATCAAATGGCCAGTTGTTCTCGCTTGTTGTTTTAGACATAGACACTACGTCTATCGCATGGGTCGAGGTCGGTGGGCCAAGCCAGCTCGTTGATGGAGTTTATGGCAACAATAACCACGACTTCCCCTACAGCCCTGCACCATCAGACAATGACACTCACAATGGATACATCTATAATTCAGACCGCAATGCCTGGCAGATCGATCGCTCCACAGAGCTGAACGACAACACGGACGTATTCCTGAACTCTGTTTCTGACAATCAGGTTTTGATGTATAACGCAGCAAACTCTAGGTTTGAGAACACTGACGGTATTGCTCTGGACGTAGATGGAGATATCCCAGCCACCTTCTTGAACAAGGGTTCTTCCCTTGTAGTGGGCAATGCCACCGAAGACTTTGACACTCTTGAAGACATCGAGTCATACCTTACCTCAACAATCTTTACCACAGTTCCGCAGCTTACGATTAAGTCCGCTGCTGACTGGGGAACAGACAGTAGCACTCCTATCAGTGGCTCTCTAAATGTCGAAACTGGCGGTGCCGAGATCCGTGTGAAGATTGGTAACGGCACAGATACCTACGCCAACTTGGACTACATTCCTAGCAACGCAGGAATTACCTCCGAGATTGCTTCTGCAATCTCACCCCTTGCACCTAAGGCAAGCCCAACCTTTACGGGAACAGTGGTACTTCCTGCTGACACCAGCATTGACACACTTTCTGGCACCGAGATCAGCTACCTACATGGAGCTTCCTCAAATATTCAGGGGCAGCTAGACAGCCTAGACACACTAAAGGCACCACTTGCTGACCCAACATTCACTGGTACCGTTTCTGGTATCAGCCAGACCATGGTTGGACTAAGCAATGTTGACAACACTGCTGATACAGACAAGCCAGTTTCTACCGCTCAGCAAACAGCTCTAGACGCTAAGCTAGACCTTGCTGGAGGGACACTTACTGGAAACTTGCTCCTAAACGGTGACCCAACACAGGCACTTGGTGCAGTTACCAAGCAGTATGCAGACTCCATTTCAGAGGGTCTACACATTCACGAGGCTGCCGAAGCCCTTTCAGATTCTAACATTGACCTCACTGGAGGTACATTTGGCGGAACTATTGATGGCGTAACACTTGCTGACACTAACCGAGTTATTGTAAACGGTCAGACATCTGCAGCAGAGAATGGTATCTACGTATTCAATGCTACTGGAAGCACCTTTACTCGTGCTACAGACTTTGACGAGCCTGCAGAAGCAGCTGGTGGTGACTTCGTATTCGTACTTGGTGGAACTACATACCAGAACACTGGTTGGGTTAAGACAACTGGAGACGTTGCGGTTATCGGAACAGACCCGATTAACTTTACTCAGTTCTCTGGTGCAGGATCTGTAACTGGTGGAACTAACATTTCTGTTACTGGTACTCAGTTATCTGTTGTAGATGCCCCAGTGTTTGCTGGCACAGTAGATGCCTCAGCTGCTGGAGTTGAGTTCTCAGACGGTACTCAGACAAAGGCTGGAGTTCCTTCTGTAACAGGGTTCGTAGAGAAGACAGCAAGCTACGCGCTAGACACTCTTGACCACCAGGACAACATTGTTGAAATGAACATGTCAACTGCTGGAACATTCACAATCCCAACAGATGCCGCACTGGCCTGGCCAGTAGGAGCATCTATGGATGTGTTTGCTTCTGGTACTGGAGAAATTACAATCGCTGGAGACACAGGGGTAACAGTTAACTCTACCCCAGGTCTGGTATTGCGTACTCAGTGGTCATCTGCCACACTACTTAAGCGTGGAGCTAATAGCTGGGTAGTCTACGGAGACCTCAAGGCTTAATCGGATATAGGAGACTAAATTGGCAAGAAAAGAAGCAGGTGGAAAGTCATCTCAACAGAATGACTTTCTAGAGCCTAAAAAACCAACTATTGATTCTGCGGTAAACGTTGGAACTGATCGTCCTTTTGACGACGGTGCCGTAGACGTCTCTGTTAGCCTACCAGAGGGTTCTCCCGAAGCAACTTCGTACGAGGTCACAGCTACTCCCACAGCTGGCGACTCGGTCGTTGTAACAGATACCAGCTTGCCTATCAGGGTGACTGGTCTTGAGGCAACAGATTATACCTTTGTTGTTGTAGCAATCAACGCAGCGGGCTCCAGTGACCCCTCTGACGCCTCAGCAGCTGTTTCGGTAACTTATGTTCCAGATGCCCCCGCAGCCCCCACAGCAACCGCTGGAGCCGATCAGGACACTGTTTCTTGGACTGCTCCCGCAGATGGTGGTAGTGCAATCACATTGTATTACTGGGAGTCTGATGATGCAAAGTCTGGGACAACTACAGATCTTTCTGTTGTTGTTGCACAAGAGGCAAATACCTCGCAGGCGTATCGTGTGCGTGCAGAAAATGCAAATGGTCTTGGTGGATGGTCTCCTTGGTCTGGAAACGTAACTACGCTTCCTCCGTTCTTCCCATTCTTCCCCCACTTCCCACCGCACTTTCCACCTCACTTCCCCCCTCATTTCCCACCTCACTTCCCACCTTTCTTCCCGCACTTCCCACCCCACTTCCCGCCTCACTTCCCACCTTTCTTCCCGCACTTCCCACCCCACTTCCCACCGCACTTCCCTCCTCATTTCCCTCCTCATTTCCCTCCTCATTTCCCTCCGTTCTTCCCACGGTTCCACGCATGGTGCATCCATGAGGACACGCTGGTTAGGACAGAGCGAGGAGAGATTGCAGCTAAGGATGTGGTGATTGGAGACAAGGCAGTGGTGCCAACACTGGGTGAGATGACCGCTACCGATCCAGGCGATTCTAAGGAGTCTATGTTCGCATGGTCCTCAGAAAGCCTGACATTCGGAGAGGTAATCGGAACCGACGTCATGTACCTGGGACCCAAAATGTCACCATGTATCTACTTTAACAACGAAGAGGGTGCGAAGTTCTCCTTCACACAGACTCTGTTTGTCAAGAGAGCAGATACATACAGGATCATCCCAACGTCTGACATCGAGGTAGGAGATATTCTTATCAAGGTGCTAGAGGATGGAACCAAGCGTGAAGAGGTCGTAGAGACTATTCACGAGGTAGAAGAGCCACAGATGACTTACCTCATCGGCTGTGAGCCTCAGGACTGGTTCGTCGCAGGCGGATACCTGGTACACAACAAGTAGTAATCTAAAGAATTGGGCCCTCACAAAAGTGGGGGCCCTTTCTTTATGATATAATTATGACCATGACAAATCCGTGGCTAACAAAAGACAGATCAGAAACAGCGTATAACCGTATGCCTCAAAGGACATTACCAAACGGTGTAGTTGTTCAAAATCCTGCTGTAGGCATTAACATTTATAAAGGGGTGCTTAAGTCTGATGACTGCAAAGACATTATCGACACCCTAGAAAACAAATTGTCTGAAAACTCACACTACTCTTGGCAAGGTGCAATGGTAACAGAAGGCCATGAGCAAATACTAGAAGCTCGAAACTGCTTAGACTTTAAGATTGGTCAGAACAACTTGGGCCCAGAGTCAGAGTACAATAAGGATCTTTATAGAATTCACAAGAAATCATTCGATGCTTTTTACCCAGCAGTTGAGGATTATGGGCAATACTGGGGAGTCGTAATGCGTTACTACGAGGTTTTTAATTTCGTAAAGTATGAGGGCACTGGTCAGCACTTTGCTGTTCATGCAGACCATGGTCCAGCATACGTAACCACCGTGTCAGCGGTAGGTTATCTAAATGATAACTATGAGGGAGGAGAGCTTATCTTTCCCCGCTTTGACCTTAAAATTAAGCCAGAGCCAGGGGACTTGGTAGTATTTCCTTCAACATTTATTTATGAGCACTCATCAGAGCCAATTATTAATGGAGACAAATACTCTATCGTAGTCATGACAGACTATAACAATAGAGGCGGCGGAAAATATTTTGACTACACATCAGTAGACACAAGTAAACTAATATATTAGAGAGGGATATATGGATAATTCAATTGAGTCACATGAGAAACGTTTGCAAGAATGGTACCACATCGAGGAAAAGACCTGGAGCGGAATCACAGACTTGGGGCAGGGCATCTCGATCTATCACGATGCATTGCCACAGGAAATTAATATCATAGATAGGCTAGAAGAGGTAGTCTCAGATCACGCCAACCAATACAACTACTCTGAGGCAATGGTTGGCTATGGCATGAAGATGCCAGAGTACCGAGACTGCTTTGACTTAAAGTTTAAGAAAACTGACATCGAGCATGATCAGTCGGAGGCCTCTCTCAAGCTTCAGTCCCTTTGGTCTGATGTTCACTTTAGAAAGCTTCAGGCCGTAAAGGATTATACAAAGCGTCACAACGTAGGAGAGTTGCGTTATTGGGAAGCTTTAAACTTTGTTAAGTATGGCCCAGGGCAGCACTTCCAAGAGCACACAGATCACGGATTTAGCTATAACTGTGTGGTGTCTATGGTTGGATACGTAAACGATGACTACGAGGGCGGAGAGATTGCTTTCAGAATGCAGGACGTAAACATTAAGCCCAAGGCTGGAGACTTGTTCGTATTCCCCTCTAACTTTATGTACCCGCACAGGGCCATGCCAGTGCATAGTGGAACTAAGTACTCCATTGTGACCATGCTTGACTATTCAGAAAAGTTCCACGACCCCAAATTCTACAATGAGTATGGAGTCTAATGAAAAAGGTAAATGTTTACACTGGCAGCAATGAATATGGAAAGCTGGATCAGCTTCCAATGCAGAGAGACTGGATGAATGATACTTTCGACAGGCATGCATATCAGTGCTTCCCTGTGTCCCTATCCAACAGGCTCGGATGGGGTATTTCCTACTCAGAAGACATTACATTTGTGTGGGATGGGATTAATGACTCAACAGACAAGCACGTTAAAGTTTTGCAGGGTGAAAGGTACACACACCCAGGAAGAGGCAATAGAACAATTAGCTTCTTCACTGATTTAGTATTTGACTTCCCCGAGACAACCTCTCTGCTAACTATGCCAGTACCTAATCAGTTTATTAGGGGTGCTCAGTGCATGACAACAATCATTAGCCCGTCCGCTTTGCAAGGAGAAATTCCAATTGCTTGGATGATCACCGAGCCTGACATTGAAATCACTATCCCCGCAGGAACGCCTATAGCTGCTATTGTGCCCATTAACTTGACAGAGTTGCAAGAGTATGATGTTTCCGTATATAATCAAAGACCCCCTTACGAAGATAACGCTTGGAAAAATAGAATGCGTATGCGTGGAGACAAGAGCCAAGAGCTCAACATGGCTGGAGAATGGACTCACTTTTATAGAGATGCAGTAGACCACGAAGGAAAGCCGATGGGTGACCACGAAGCTAAAAAAATTATTATGGGAGTAAAATATGAGTTTTAATAAGATTACTTTTATTGCAGATTCTTACGCAGTAACTCCAGACGATAACGTAACTGACCCAGGTCCAATTGGAAAAACTATACCAGACTGGTATCGTAAAGCCGACAGGTACTACAAAGACCCTAGCGGTCAGAATTATAAGGATCAGCAAGGAAATAATATTCATAGCTGGAAGTCTTGCCCTGTTGTATATGACGGGATGGATAGTGGCTATGCATTTAAAACTCCCTGCGACCTTGTCTTTACGAGAGATGATCAGGGCATTCCCCACGTTCAAATTACAGATCAAAGATTTCCAAACTTTGTTCAAGAAAGACCTCCAATGCCAGGGTTCCAGGTTCCTTGGGGATATGATCAGTTTCACTTTGCTTGGTACGGAGAATGGGCGGTAAAGCTGCCAAAGGGGTACAGTGCAATGTATATCCAGCCTATGAACAGATACGAGCTACCATTTGAAACGACTAGTGGGATCATTGATAGCGATACAGTGAATCTGTTTGGGACAGTCCCATTCTTTATTGCTAAAGACTTTCAAGGCATTCTACCTAAGGGGACCCCATTTTTGCAAATCATTCCATTTAAGAGAGAAGACTGGAAGTCTGAGTATGAGTACCCAGATCAGATGAAAATATATAACGATAATATGGAAAACATTAATAAGTACAGAACTCCCAAAGGCGGGGTTTATCTTAATGAGGTTTGGGAACGACGACAATATAAATAAGTTTATGATAAAATAGTTCTATGATTAGACGAGAACAAGAGTCCCACAGCGGAGAAGCTTTATATGATAGTCCATTTTACAGGGGAGCAGATCCAGAATCTATCACCCCCTCTGGGTACTTTGGAAATTCTGCAGACAATATTGTAGAAATTGAAGATTTTTTAACTCCAGAAGAGATTACATATCTCAATAACTTTATGAAGACTAACACTCACTGGGACTATACTGAGGATCAGTACAATGATGAGGGCGTTCAGATTTATGATGCTTCTTATTGGAAAGACAGAGTGGCCACTTGGAACACTCTTGTAGATGCAAACCCAGAAGTTATTACTGTAATATCTAATGCAGTTGCTAGGTTTAAGCCAATCGTTGAAAAGTTTTTTAACGTAACAGCTTTTCCTACTAAGCCAGCTCTAGTTCGGTGGACCCCAGGAACTTTGCAGAACCCGCATGCAGACAAAGAGCTGCACTTGGGGGACGATGCGGGAAAGCCCAATGCCTTTCCTTGGTACGATCTGGCAGGTCTATTTTACATAAATGATGAGTATGAGGGGGGAGAGCTATTCTTTCCTAACCAGGACATCCAGTTTAAGCCCAAAGTAGGTGCTGCATACTTTTTCCCAGGAGACATGAATTACATTCACGGTATTACAGAAATTACTTCTGGAGAAAGGTATACTGTTCCATTCTTCTGGACAATTACAGAATTGGGAGAGTTTGATGCCAAATATAATTAGGGGTGGAACTGGCTGGGGCCAGGGGCTAGTTGAGTCAGAGTTTCTGGATGCAGTAGAGTTTGAAGAGTTCTACCCAAGAGTTCATGTATATAAAAATCTATTACCAAGTGCAGAAAAGCTCGTACAAATTCTTAAAGAGTCAGGACAAGACAGGGCAGCTTCCTATTATTTTAACATGTGGGACAAGTGGCATGTCTTCGGGGAGACCATTGGCGGTATTAGCTTTAACCCAATTTACGAAGATCTTGTTGACGAAGAGAAAAAGGCTGCAGAAGAGGTAATCGTAAGAGAGCTAGACAATGCTTTTGCAGCTGCTACCCAGCACTACATGAGATACAACAATGTAACCAAGGGGGATGACTGGACGACAATGGGCCCATCTATTTGTAAATACGATTCAGAGATGGACCACTGTGGTATCGACTACCTTAGCATGAAGTATCACACTGACTACGACTACATCCGAGGTGACGAGCCAGGAGATAAGTTTGCAATTACTTGCACTATGTATCTTAACGATGACTATGAGGGCGGGGAGATGTGGTTTAACCTTAGTGGCAGTGCTGCAGATTCATTTGGAGAAATCCCATTGCCAGCATCAGAAATTAAGATTTACAAGCCCAGTGCTGGCGATGTGTTGGTATTTCCTTCGGGGCATCCAGACATACTGTCCGAAGAGAGCACATATTTTCATGGGGTAAGCAGAACTTGGAAGTCAGAAAAGAATCCTTCCAACAAATACTTTATTAGATCATACTATCTCATACCATTTGAAGGAACCCCCGAGTGGCTTGCTGGACAAGAAAAGTATGGAGAAGAAGCCTGGGAAAAGATGGAGACTGAAAGAATTAAGGCCAGAGTCAAAACTCATGAAGAGCTTCAGATCTTGAAAACAAGAACTGTTGCTAGTGAAAAGGAATGCGGACTTTACTAATGTCAGATCTAGAGTACTATGATCTTCCTGGTGCACCCATGGTCAGGGTGTACAAGAATATGCTACCCAGGGTAAGTGAAATCGAGGAGCTCCTTAGAGATTCTGAGGCTAATCCCAATAAGTATAAGGTGTTTAATCATTGGTACAAGTGGAATGACTTAGGAGCTATGTCTCCTAGAGGACTAAATGGTTACACCCCAGGATGTGATTTTTTTAACGGCAGAGAGGCAACCTACGAAGAGTCCTTACTCATAGAGATGTATGAGGCGTACTATGAAAGCCTAGAGCATTACTCAAAAGAGTATGGGGTAGACAACACAGAGACCTTTCCTGACGGGCCTTGCTTTTATAAGTATGACCACACACTTCCAGCACCAACACCAAATACTCCAGAGTTTAATATGAATTACCACACAGACTTTCCTTTTTCCCTCAAAGACAATCCAGGGAAAAAGTCTATAACAACTACCACAATGTATCTCAATGATAATTATTTGGGAGGAGAGGTGGTCTATAACATAGAGCCTAGACTAGCTAGGCCATACTATAAAAGATCTGAGCAGTTTAGCCCAGATGAGCCATATATTAGTGGTCGGGCGGTCTATACCCCAGAAGCTGGGGACGTGGTGGTTTTTCCCGCAGGGAACCCAGACCACTTGTCTGAGAACGGATACTACTTTCATTGTGTGAACAGGGTTTGGGGAGGAGACAAGTATTTTGTCAGCTTCTTTAATTCTTATGAGTACCAGGGGTCACAAGAATACCAAGATGGAATAGACGAGTATGGCAAAGACTTGTGGGAGTGGCTGGAAAAGCGTAGAACATATAACGCAGGATTTAAGAAGAAAGCAGTATCGCTAGACGACCCAGGAAGAGAGCTCCCAAGTGATTAAACTAGATAAGCTATCGTACACAGATTTTACATTTTTTAAAGATGAACCTATTGTAGACGGAAAAGGGCAGCTGGGCGTAGACAGAAACCGTATTGTAGAAATTAAAAATTTTGTAAGTGCAGAAATGGCACAAGCTATTGTTGAATACTTTAAAAAAGAAGACCGATGGGGAGAGACTGCTTTTAACGGTTCACACGGTGCCCCAGTACAGCCTGGGCATGTCTTGCCTTCAGAGTTTGGACTAACTGATACTGTTTTTCAGGACATAAATCAAAAGCTAGAGGAAGCAATCATTGCAGTCTACGGCAAGGATGTTTCCCCATCTTCCATACACGCTCAGAAGTGGGAGGTGGGCTCTTCTGCAAATCCTCATTCAGACAACTCAGACTTTGACGGAAACCCCACTGACGGTTTTGACAACCTAAAGTATGTAGGAATTATATACTTTAATAGTGACTATCAGGGTGGGGATCTTTTTTTCCCAGAGCATGACATAAGCATTCACCCCAATGCTGGATCAATGTACATCTTTAGCGGAGGGGTAGAGAATATTCACGGAGTCACAGAGATCACCTCAGGCACTAGGTATTCTATAGTTTCGTTTTGGGATTTTAAGAAATAGATGAGTAGTTATTTTGTTCTTAATGATTGGAAGCGTCATAATGACGTTGTTTACGAAGCTAAAAAATTTGTGGAAGATACTGAGTGCGATCAGCTAATTGAGTACATAAACAGCAAAGACTCTTCGTGCCACCATCATGATCATGCAGAGCATACCCCTGGGAACGACCCCAATGCTGACTTTTTTATGTGGAAGCCAGTATGCTTTGATCAGCCAGAAAAGTTTTTGTCAGAAAGGAAAAACACATCCTTTGACATAGTGGAAAAGCTAGTCCATCAGATGCATGACGCTGCAAACAGGTACACAATGTCTGACATGAGGCTTGCCAAAGTAATTGTTCATAAGTATGGGCCAGGCTCTAGCGGACCAGAGCATACGGACATTTTTCCGCTAGCCACATTAGCATACCTTAATGATGACTACGAAGGGGGAGAGATATACTTTTCCAATACTGGATTATCTTTAAAGCCAGGCAGAGGCTCTGTCCTAGCTTTTGACGGTGGCGGGGTTAATAAGCATGGGGTATCTAAGATTTCTGGAGTAAGCTCTAGGTATGTAATCGTGGCCTTTTGGGAGTACGCACATGACGAAAAGCTTTTTGAGTTTTGGTCTAGGGAGTCTGAGCCAGAAGATAAGTTATCAGATGAAATTTCAGAAATGATTAAAAGAAAAGGCGGCAACGAGCCCGATAGGGAAATTGCATACGCAGAAGTTTTTCCAATTTTAAAAATACATAACTTTATCACAAAAGATTTTGCAAACAAAATTATAGAATACCTACATAAAAACGATATTGATGGCGATGAGTGTTGGGGACCTTCGTGCTTTAGGGAATACTATCTTAAGGCTTACAACGAAGAGCCTTCTCCAGACCTTGTTGAGGGCATAACCTTGGACACCCTGCCAAATCTAAATAAACAGATCGGAGAAGAGGTGAGCAGGTTTATGGAGGTAGATCCTGGCGACTTGGTGTTCTCTAAGTTTAAAGGTCACGATCACAGGGAGGGGTCTATGTCTCCCCCGCACACTCACGGACCAGCTGAAGCAGTAGCCGAGCTGTTTCTTGATTCTGAGTTCAAGGGGGGCAAGATAGTGATTCCGCAGTATGGAATTGAGATTGAGCCAGAGCCCTACACTCTATACATTTATTCTGAAGCTCAAGACTTGTCACATGGAGTTTCAAAAGTGACAGAAGGGTTCAGGCCAAGTCTAGTCTCTCACTGGCAGGCAGCATCCCATCCATATAATAATGCAGGGGCCAACGTCTAAAAAAATGATATAATAATATCTAGACTTAGGAGAATAATGGAAACCGTTTATCACCACCCACAGATTGCAGAAATCAAAGGATTCTTTGACGAGCAGTACTGCCTTGACGTGATTCAGTTTATGGATGGCAATGATGACGATGGAGACAACTGGAATCCTATCTGCTTTCCCAGTGTGCTTGGGGTAAATGTCGGAGAGCCCAAAGCTACAGATAAAATCTCTGTAGAAGACATGGGCAAGATTCGAGACAAGATGCACTTGGCTGTGCAGGAAGTGATGAACAGGCCAGTCAAAAACGTGACTATGAGTGGACATAAGTATCCCAAAGGATCATACGCAGATCCCCACTCGGATAGCTCAGAGCTAGACGGAACACCAAATGCTTGGCAGATGAACAAATATGCATGCATCCTGTATTTAAATGCTAACTATGAGGGCGGTGCAATTTACTTCCCCCAGCACAATCTTGACGTTCATCCAGAGGCTGGAAGTCTGCTAGTTTTTGAGGGTAGTCATGAGTTTCTACACGGTGTAAGAGAAATAACTGAGGGCGATAGGTTTACCATTCTTGCCTTTTGGGATGATGCCGATGCTACATACGACAAAGAGTTTTTGGACAATAAGGTAGAAGAGCAAAGGACTGCTTTAGATTACGTTGAAAGTAGTCACGACTACGGAGAGTATAATGGTCGTACTTTTGGAAAGCAGAAGCCAGAAGCACTGTATAGCATTCTTGCAGAGGACTATTCAGAAGAGGACAAACCTTGTTGCGATGACTGCTCTAGCTGTTAAAGACAAAGGTTGGTAGTGCATATCTGGATTTACCAGGACCTGGTGCCTTCACTCCGTGCCGATATTCGGAAGATCCAGGGAAGATCATTAAAGATCCTGCACGCGGTTTTACTTCTAGATTAAGTTCAGAGAAAAACAGCTCTCCGTCAGAGTAGTCATCATTTATATAACCAATCGCAGCATATGCAATCGATGGGTCTCCATCTGTATCCAC